GGTGCCGGGCACGGTGATATCCGCCGTGTCCCGCGGGTTCGTCCAGGAGATCCAGTTCTCGCTGCCGTCCACGGTCAGTTTGATGGCGCGGTGCGTCTCCACGACTTTACCTTCATCGTCAAGCGCCACCATGTCCCCGGTGTACAGCGGCCCGGTGAGCGGAATCTCCACGGTGCGGGTCTTGCCGCCCTCGGCAGTCAGCGTCAAGGTGCCGCTTTCCCCCAGACCACTCAACGCACGGATATTATCCGGGCGGGCCTTGCCTTCGCCCGCCTGGGTAGTCTTTCCCTGAACGGTCACTGCCAGTGCACGCCCGGCCAGCGGGCTGCAGGTGATTGTCTCGCCGCTGGTAGTGAACCGCTCGCAGACAGCCTCTACCCAGTCGCTAGGGGCGTTATCCCGACCGCTGTCGTCTGCCTTGCCGCCGCCGAAAATCAGCGCAGCTTGAATTGCTTTCAAGTCCATTCGGAACCCTCCTTACTGGCCCACAAATTGGCCGGATTCGTTGGCAATGTAGAACTTGTGCTTTGCCTCCGGGTCGGTCACGTACAGAACCGACATGGGCGCGAAGGTGTGCGAATCGCTCATACCGTCCACGTCCTTGCCGCTGGTAGGCAGCACGGCGGGGGTCTTGTCCGCAAGAATTAAGACCTCGTAGGCGCTGCCGCCCTTCCAGGTTGCATCGATCAGCTTCATGGTGTTTCTCCTTCCTCGTTTTAGTAAATCATGTAGACCTTGAATCTTATTGCAATCGAAAAGTGACCAGACACGCCATACGAGGGTTGCGCGACTGTAAGAGCTCCGGTGCTGGCGTTGTATGATACAATGTCGCTTATAGCACCCGACCCGCCGACGCCTTCGCCACTGGAGTTTCCTTTCCACTCAACTGGCACGGTGATGAAGTTATTCCTTGTCAATTTGTTGTAGAGTGAAGGATAGTGGCTTTTTACGTTATAACTAAAACTACTCCACCAGGATGTATGTTCCCCCAAAAGTACCGTAGTGTACTTTCTGTTTCCTGAGACCTTGCCGTTCCCATTGTGATACCCAGCAGGGATTGTGTAAGTGCTGCCCGGGTCTACGCTCGCGGACACTGCGCCTTTGTTCGCCATCGTTCCGGTCTGCTTCGACTTGGCGTTGTCTTTGTAGAACGTGTACCCGGACAACACCTGCGCGGCATTGGCGTTGCCGGAGAGCGCCAGCGTGCCAGTTTTCAGGTTCTTATTTCCAGCGTAGAACTTCTTTCCGGACAGCACATCGGATTCCGCGGCGGTGGCCTGTGCCAGCTTGCCGGAGGATAATCCACCGCCGCCGTTAAAATCCAGGCGCTGCCCATCAAAGGTAAACAGCACCCAGCGCCCTGCTACAATGCAGTCGCTGTCCACGGCGTCCGCACCGCAGTAGGCAGGGACGGCCTTGCCATTCACCGACCAGGTATCGCCGCTGTTCCACGCGGCAGGGATTTTGCAGCGCCCCACCGCACCCGAGCCTGTCAATTCATAAACTGTGCCCGACTTGACGCAGGCGTACACCTGCACGCAGACATCCGCGCCCAAATCAGCAGGGTCGAGCGTAGAGAACCCCTCGGCCACGCGCTTTTCCAGGTTGTTCATCGTCTCGGCGTCGAATGCGTCGCCGTCCTCCATGATGACGCCCTCGGCGCGGGCCACGTCGTATTCATTGTCGTTGCCGGTGGGGGTCAGGCGTCGGCGGGCGGGGTGCTCGCTCTGGCGGTTTACCCAGGTCTTTTTCTCAAACATTCAGATCACTCCTATCGCTTGCCCGGCGCAGATTTCGCCGGTATATCGCCGTATGCTGTTGCGTCGCCACAGCTCGTGCAGGCTCCACAGCACTTCCTCCATGGCATTGATGCCTGTGTACAGCGTCGTGGGTTCCTCGGGCAGGTCGGATGTGCCCGGCAGCACAAAGTAGGCGTCCCGCACAGCTCGGATGTTTTGCATGAGCCGCTCCATCTCGCTGCGGGTCAGAAAGTCCGTCGCCTCCCAGTGCCGCGTTGCCACTTTTGCCCCCAGCAGCGATGCCATATAGGCGGTGTTGTCCTCGATGCGGTTCAGCGTCTCGGCGTTCAGGTAGCACTTGTCCGCGCCCTCGGCCACGTTGGCCGCCGTGCGGTCATAAATGGGAATCTGCCACAACTTAGATCAGGCTCCTTTCCCCGGCGTGTATTTCGTCCCCGGCGTAGGCAGCTGCCGTGCCCGGAAGCCTGCGCCCCACGACCTTGGCGTCTGCCACAAAGCCGCCGGTCAGGTCAAATTCCAGCTTGGTCAGCACGCCGCGTACCATCTCGCCGCCGAAGCTCTGAACAATGAGGCGATCAGCCAGCTTTTCATCCCCTGCGATCATGCGGAAGGTCTGCTCGTACCGCTGTGCGTAGTAGTCCAGCACCCGGTTTGCTACCGCGGTGGCCCGGTCGGGGCTGACCAGCGTTGCATCCGTCACGGTCAGTTCGTTGTCCTGGGCATTGGGCGGCAGGTTGGCTGCGGCCCGGCGCAGGATGATCGTGCTGTCCACGTACTTGCGCCCGGTCACGCAGACCTCACCGGCCTTTGACACAGCCAGGGTGCAGCGGTTCACGCCGCGCCCGGCCAGGGTGGCCCCGGTCACGGTCAGGCTGTCGGCCACAGCCGGGGCGCTGAACGTGACCTGGTAGGTGCCCGGCTCCAGCGTGTCCTTGTACAGTTCGCTGGAGGCATCCTCGGCCTGGTAGCGGTGGGCCGTTACGGCCACAGCGGTTATCAGGGGATTCAGCGTGACCTTGCTGCCGTTCTGAAATTTGCGGTCATATGCGATCATACCGCTGGCCCGGGCCGGAGCAGGAGAAATGCGTATCAGGTCGCTGCGGCTGCAATCCACCACCGCGCCCACGGCAAAGGCCAACTGCTGCAAAGCCTCCCGCCGTGTGCCCGCGGCCAGGTATCCCTGCACCCGCTCAGCGGCCAGTTCCGCGTCCAGGGTGTAGTTGTATCCGTCCAGGATGTCCGCTGCCAGCGCCCCGGCAGTGGTGTCATAAACGCCGCCGTCGTAAGGTGCGCCGTCCAGCAGGCCCACGGCATCCACGGCGGTAAAGTCCGCCAGCGTGTCGCCGCTGTTCTCCCAGTCGCTCAGGTAGAACGTGCCCATGCAGTAGCTCGTGCTGCTGGTGCTGCGTGCCTCGGGGCGCACATCCTCCCAGACGGTCAGCTTTTGCTTGTGCTGCAAAACATCAAAGTAGCCCTCGGGGTTCAGGATGGAGAATCGACCCTCTTTGTTGTAGAGCGTCAGCCCCAGCGTGTTGATGCTGATTTCCGCGCTGAGGGGGTCGCATTCCTCCAGCACATGGGCCTTGACGATCTCGTCTCCTGCAAAGTGCAGATAGACGCCGTAGTCAAGCCCCGCCAATTTCAGGTATCGCCCGGGACGGTTCGTTTCCAGGAACGTCAGCCGGATGTGGCGGTAGCGGTCTACCTTTTTTGCGCAGTAAAAATCTACGGCGTCAGGCGTAAACAGTGCGGAGGCCAGCAGGCCGCCGTCTGCGCCGTACCATTGGATTTTCAGCTTGCTGGCCCAGTCCCCGGTGGGGGCGTAAAAGTGCAGCGTCAGGCCGCTGCTGCTGTGCGCCTGGCTGAACTGGATGTCCAGCACAGGCGGGTCGGTAAAGGCCCCGCTCTCGCCGGACTGCACGGCGCTCCATAGCCCCCAGAAGTATGCCTCGGGCACCTCGGGAAAGAAGGAAAAGCTCCCATCCATGAGCCATTGGCGGCTTTCCAGCGTGCCGTATTTCACCTGGCTGGGGACGGCCTCCACCAGCAGGTCACGGCGCAGGCTGCAGAACGGCTGCGCTGCGTCGCAGGTGGGGTTGCTGTCACCTCGGGCCGTCACGTCGTACAGGCCAAATTCCACGCGCGTGTTGGTGCGCATCTGTCCGCCTCCTTACGTTCTTGCGGGTTCCTTCGCGATAAAGTTCACGGTCAGGCCCTTCCAGTAGTTCTTGGCCCCCTTCTTGCGCAGCAGCTCGTCGCCCACGTTGGAGAAGTACGCCTTGAACGTGTAGTCTCCCGCCTCGTCGGGCACCGTGACGGTGTGAAACTCCACCGGCTCCGTCAGCTTGCGCCAGAACCGGGCATATTCGTCCGGCTTGATGCCTGGCCCAAGCTCTAGCTTGTAGTTGAAGTACACGCCGATCAGCTCGCGCTTCAAATCGCCGGATTCCGTGCGCTCGGCGTATTTGTCGAGAAAATCAGCGGTGCGTTTCAGATGCAGCACGTCAATGTCGTAGCCAATGCCATCCACAATGACCATCAGTACACACCTCCGCTCACCAGCCGCGCTCCGCGGCGGTTGTTTTCCTTGTCGATGTAGGGGTTCAGCAGCCGCACCAGCTGCGCCAGGTCGCCCGCAAATCGGATCGTGATTTCCTGTCCGCCCTGGGCCGCCAGCACCTCCGCCAGCGCCTCCTGGATGGTTTCCAGCGGGGCCTCCACGTTTGTGCCATTGGTCTGGTCGCCCAGCACGGCTAAAAATTCATGGTTGGCCGGAATGACCGCACCCTGTGCCAGGTAGGGTATCTGCGGCGCAGTGATAGGGTCGATGTTGAAACCGATTTTCGCCGTGCCCAGCGCACCCTGCGCAAACTCCGGCACGTCGAAGGAGAATCCGTTCAGCACCCCGATGACGGCGTTCACGCCGCCAACCACAGCCGAGATCATACCGTTGACGAGAGAAATCACGCTGTTGACCGCGGCCTTTATCGTCCCGACAATGCCATCCCAGATTTTCTTTACCGTGTTGCCCAGCGCCGTCCAGGCCGACGACCAGGCCGATTGCAGCGCCGCACCGGCACTGTTCAGCAACCGGTGCAGCCCCTGCCAAAAATTGCTCCATGCAGTGGTAATATTCTCCCAAATCTGCATACCGATGAGCTTAATCGTCAGCCAGAATGCGTTCCAGATGGCTTTCAGATTCTCGCCCGCGCTGCGCATCTTCTCAGTCAGTATCTCGCAGGTCTCGCTGAATTTCTGTTTGATCTCCTCCCAGTGCGTCACCAGATACGCGATAATGGCCGCCGCCAACACTGCCAGCACAGCCAGCAGAACGGCAGGCCACAGGCCGATAGCCCCCACAATCGCCGTAATCAGGGCCGACAACCCGCTCATAATAGCGGGCAGCAGCGTCCCGGTCAGCCAGGTGACAGCCTGGCCCAGCAGCGTTGTGCCCAGCGTGACGAGATGCCCCACCAGAGACGACAGCACCGTCCCGAGAATAAAGGCCCCCAGCTGCGGCAGCAGACTGGCCGCCAGTGTAGCCAGCATCACCGGCCAGCTGTTGGCGATAAACGTGCCTGCCTGGGTCAGCAGGCCCGCCCAGTCAATGGCTTGCAGGCAGCCCACCAGTGTGGTGCCCACGGCGGCCCAATCCACCTGGCCCAGGATATCGTTGATGGCGGTCAGCACCGCCACAGACAGCGTGCTTAACGCGGCGAATAGCCCCGCCCAGTCAAGCGAGCCAATCATCCCGACCACATTCTGCCCAAAGGTCGTCCAGTCCGTGCCCTGCACGGCGGCAATCAGCGTGTTCAGCAGGCCGATGACCAGCTTGCTCATGCCGACGGCGGCCTCCTGCCAGGGGATGTTGTTGATGGCGGCATTCAGGCAGGCGGCAATGCCGTTGCCCAAATCCGTCCAGCCGGTAAAGGTCATCGTAAAGTTGTACAGCGTCATGATAGCCGCCCGCATCCCATCGGTCAGGGCGCGGCCCAGCGTGTCCCACTGTATCTCCGCAATGGCCTGGGTCAGCCCGGCGGCCAGGCCCGCGCCCAGGCTGGCCCAGTGGAACGTCTGCATAAAGGTGTCGTAGAACAGCAGCGCCGTGTTCAACCCCTGGGCAAGGGTATGGCCGATGGCCTCCCACAGCCCCGGTGTCTCCACAATGCCGTTCAGCATCGTGGCAAGGTTCGTGGCCCACTGTACGGCCTTATCCTGGATGTCCGGCCAGGGGATGGCGTTCAGGCTGTCCCGCAACTTCTCGCCGATGAGCTGGCCGACCTTGTACCAGTCGCCCGCCTCCACCGCGTCCAGGATGCTGTCCAGAAAGGGGCTTTTCGCGGTAAAATCGTAGTCGGGCACAATGTCGCCCGCACTGCCGCCGCCTCCGCTGGAACCGCCGTTGTCCTCGTCGGATTTCTTGTTCAGCACGTTCAGCTCATCAAAGGCGGCCAGCTCGCCGTTGGCGTCCTTGACCTTTTTCGCCGTACCGCCCGCCGCTTTGCCCACGCCGCCCATGGCCTTGGCTGCACTCGCGCTGGCGCTGATGGTCTTGCCGGTAAAAAACGCCACCAGCCGCGCAATGTAGCTGAACACCATGGCCGCCGCATTGGCAAGCGCTGTCAGGGCGGGCACCAGCACCGACAACAGGGGAGCCGCCGCTGTGGACGCTGCGCCCTGCAAATTGCCCAGCGCCGCCCGCAGCTGGGACGTGGACAGCAGCGCCGTCCCCATCCAGCTTGTCAGCGTGCGCAGGCCGGATGACAGCACATTGAACACCAGTGCGCCGGACACCAGCCGCGCGACCCGGCTGCGGAACTGTGCCGCGCTCTGGGCCGCCTGGGCAATCCGGTCCCGGACCGCCTGCGCCTTGCCGCCCACCCAGGCAAACGCCTTCTGCCCAACAGTCCCCACGGTGTGCAGCGCTTTTTGCAGCGTGCCGCTGGTCAGGGCCGCCCGAGTCAGTTTCTCGGCCAATGCACCCGCCGCCTCGGCAGCTGCCCGGATGCGGTCAGCGTTGGCGACACTATTGCCCTGCGCCTGTGCGGCCTGCTGCTCGCGTTCCAGTTGGGCGGTCAGGTCGGTGTGGCGCTGCTGCAAGGTCTGTACGGCGGCATCCTGGGCGCGGTAGTCAGCCTCGGTCTCGCGAACTTTGGCATCTTGCGCGTTCAGCTGGACGGCCAGCTTGTTGCTCAGCGCTTCATCGGCGGTATTGGTCACACCGAACTTGGATTTTCGCCCCGCATCCAGCCGGGCGTTTACCTCTTCCAGCGCGGCGGCGGTCTCGCTGGCCTTCTGGCGGGCTGCTTCCAGATTGTCCCGCAGGGTGTTTCGCCGCTTTGTCTCACCGCCCAGCTGCTTATCCACCGCCGCGATCTGCTGCGCCGTGCTCTTGGCTTTAGCCTGCAATGCCTGCAATTCGGCCTCCGCACCCTTTTTGTTGATGCGGGCATCAATGATGATCGAACCGTCGGCCATAGCTTCACCTCCCCAGCAATTCCAGTAATCTTTCCTTCTCCGCCTTATCCTCGGCGCTCTCGGGGGCGCGGATTTTGATAAGGATGGCGTTTTCTCTCGCAAACTCGCGTTCTTGGTCGTTCAGCTTTTTACCCTTGGCCCGCTTGCTGCGGATACTGACCACCTGCGCAAACAACCCATCGCCGATACCGTAGAACGCCCCCAAAAACTCCCACCAGTGCAGGTAATCGCACCGGCGGCAGCTGTACCCCAGCACCTTGTCCACAGCGGGCGCAATCAGGGCGGCATCCTGCTCCCAGTCCACTAGGCGGGGCAGGGGGCCGCGAGCTTCTTCCTCTTTGCCGCCGTTGATAAAAACAAAAGCCGCCCGCAGCGCCGCATTGGCGTCGGGCAGCTCCTGCCAGCGCGGGTAGAGTATCTGCAAACAGGCCATGTACTGTTCCTGTCGGGTCAGTTCCGGGTCGGCCAGGGCCGCCAGCGCATCCAGCACCGCGCGGAAGTCCGTGCGTATGGCAAACGCCCGCCCGGCAACGTCCACGGTGGTGGGTAAATCCCAGGCGCTCACGCCTGCTGGCCGGGGGCCAGGCCCTTGTCCGGTGTGGCATACGCGGCGGTGTACTTTTCCATCCGCTTCCGGCTGGCCTTCATGGCGTCGCCCACGGCGTCCTCGATGATAGGTGCAAAGGCGCTGAACACCTTTTCCAGCAGCAGTGCGCCGTCATCACAGAGTGCCAGCGCCGACGTTCCCTTGAAGAACACAGCCGATGCGTCACTGCCAAAGATGTAGTTGACCTGCTCCTTGATCTGCCGGTCAACGTCACTGATCTTCTCGGCGTTCACATCGTCGCCCAGTCCATCCGCCAGCGCCTGTACGGCCTTGCGGGCCTCGTCCAGCCGGGCAGCAATGCCCAGATCAGCGGGGTTGACGTAGATGGTGCCCAGCGGCGTGCCGTCAGCATCCTCGATATCGTAGCTTTTCAGGCCGCGGTCCAGTGTCAGTTTCATAGTGCAGTGCCTCCGTTATGCCTTAGCCCGCAGGGGTAAAGGTCTTTTTGCTCACGTCAAACGTGCCCTTGGTCTTGACGCCGGTGTAGTGGACATTGAAGGGAATCTGGTAGCCGGTGGTGTCGCCGCCGTAGCTGGACACTTCGATGTAGCACTCCTCTTTGATGGCGGGGTAGGCACCGGCGCTCTCCTCACCCCAGAGCTTGACCTCGACGATGTCGGTTTTCAGGTCGTCCAGTACCAGGTCGCCGTCGATGATGGCCTGCAGTCGGGTGAACAGCGGGTCGTCCTTCTCGGCGTAGTAAGGGCTGACCTCGCCCTGCTTCTGGTAGCTGTCGATGGTGACAGAAGTCTCGCCCAGGATGTTCGACTTCTTCTCGACGTTGGCGGACAGCTCAGGGCTGTACTCCTCCAGATCTTTGCCCAGGCGTACATAGCTGGCCGTGCCCTCATCGTTGGTGAAGTTCGCGTTCAGGTAGTGAGCCATGTATTTACGTTCGATTTTCATATTCAGTTTCTCCTATATGTGATCTGTATCTGAATCTGATATTTTGCACTGTCAACACCGATTTGTGCAGGATATGCAGTCAATGTCGGCACGATAGCACAAACCCGACCCTCCTCTATATGGGGGAAGTTTCGGGCGTTATTTTGTTCGACCATCCACGCGATGAGAGCAGTAAAAAAAGCCAGGTTATCGGAGTTTTGTTTGACATCAGCCCCAAAATTCTCACGCGTAGCAAAAATATAGTTTTGAGTCTGTTTATCATCCAGGACATAATCTCCGAGAATATTCTCGTGGTATTTCAGAGTGGATGGTGATGCGTAAATGGCGTATTCGGTTGGATTTTCACCGAGGTAATCAGCGCCAAATCGTTTGTTTTTAGACAGCAGCGGGCATTGCCTAAACCATTTTCGGATTCCCTCAGTGCTATTTGATACCTGCGGCATTTTTTGCCTCCCTTACAATGTCACTGATGTGATCGGCTTTCATGCGTTCTGCCCAAAATGGCCCGGCTAGAGCGTTTTTATCAGTTTTGTACTGAATCGCTCTGCCGGTGGGAGTTTTTCTCTCTCCGGGACGAGAGAAAAATCGTGTAGGTGTTCCACTGTTGTCATCGAAAACGGGAATATTCGGGCCGTAAACTTCGCCCATGTACATATAATGCGCATAGGGGCCGGGGTACACGATGATGCCAGAGCCAATATCAGATGCGGCGTAAGGGCTTTTTGCAAGCATAAATGTGTCCGCAGGAGTGTAATCCATGCACCATCGTATTACCGCGTTATCAATGACTTTTTGGACAATTCCATGATCTCCAAAGCCATGGTTGGTAAGAATAGTGTTTATGCTATCGAAATCAAACCGCGAATCTACTGACAGTTGCATTACGCACCTACAACTTTCCAATGCTGGGCCTGCGGGGCACGGCGGTTGTCAGTGATCTGCAAGACGGTTGCGGCCTCGGAATAGGTGTCATGGATAGCGGCGGGGCGTAGACCCTCAGCGCCGACACCTAAAACCATGAGATCGCCAGCGGCCAGAGTAAAAGCGGCGGCGGGGTCATCGGCAGCGGCATACTGCTTAGGGGGCAGATATGCTTTGCCGCCGAAATCCGCATCAACAGGGATGCGGATTGTGATCTTGTTTGCCGCTTTCAGCCCCGTGCTGTCAACGGTGGTTGCATCGGAATTGAACCAGTGAACGCCCCGGATGATGGTGCGCTCGTAAACGTCGCAATCCTGTTCCGGGTCGAATCGTCGGTTGTACAGGGTGATAGTATCATTGCAAAGCTGCATTTTACCTCACTCCTCTATACAACAGGGGAACGCCGTAGTCATCCAGCTCACCGTACAGCATATCCGCCGCGATGGCGTTCATCTGCTTGGCTGCGGCATCGGCATCCGGCACATTCCCGTGGTTTTCGGTGTAGCCATCCGTGTTGAACGATGTGACCGTGGGCGATGTGACCTGCGCCACAGCACCGACAACGCTTTCCATTTGCGCCAGCGCAAAAACGCAGAGCTTGACCGCTCTCGGGATTTCGGCCATGTTCTGGACACGGGAATCCGTCAAGCGGTCAATGCGTTTTCTGCAAGCACATTCCAGCGGAGGCCACGCAGCGGCATCAACGGTGCCGCCTAAACCTATGTATTCTTCATAAGTAAGGTACATATCGTGTGCCATGTGTAAACCTCCTCAGCGGCCCGAAATCAGGCCAGAGACAGGATGCGGGCGATGGGGATAGCCTTGCGGGCGATGTACTGCTTGCCCTCGGCCTCGTTGGAGTTCACCAGTTCCCAGTTTTCGCCATCCTCCAGCTCGTCATCGGTGGGAGACAGGCTCTTCATCTTGGCCTTGGTAAAGTTGATGCCGTAGGGGGCAAAGCACTTGCGCTGACGGCCATAAAGGGTGTCCTCGCCGCCGTTGGTGTGGGGATCACGATCCATCTCGTAAGGCACCTTAGCGCCGCAGTCGGTGTACTCGATAGCACCGTCGCCCAGAACGTAGGTAGTGTAACGGGCCTGAGACACCTTAGCCACGCCTGCGGTGGTCTGGGCGGCAGCGGCCTTGACAGCGCCGGAAACGGTCACGACAGGCAGCTTGCCCTCGCCGCCGAAAATCTGCTTGAGTGTAACGACAGCACCAGAAACGGTGACGATGAACTTGCCCTCGTACTGAGCAGACAGCACAGTTTTCAGCGCCTGAGCCTCGGCAGCGGTATCGCCGGTCTTGAGGGTCTTGTTGGCGGTGGAGGTGGATGCGGCAAAGGTATAGGTCTGACCGTCCACGGTGATGGTGTTGCCATCGGTGCCAGCGGTGCTGACAGTGATGGTGTAAACGCCCTGCACCTCCGGGGTGGTGACGGTTTCCACGGCAGGCATGGAGTCATCAACCAGAACGGTGCGGCCATTCAGGGTGCCGATCTGCAGCTCGCGCTCGATGCCGTCCTTGTCGGTGTACTTCATGTACGCCAGCAGCTTGAGGTTTTCGAGGCCGGTAGCAACGGCAGAGTGCATAATGGCGAGGCTGAACGCACCCTTGTTGTCGCCGCAAGCACGCTGCATGGCGGTGTTCAGAGAGGTGCCGTCCATCAGGCCCAGAACGCCCTCGGAATTGGTCCTGCCGGTGACATCGTAGGTGTGTTCACGGACGAACTTCACGCCCTCAGCGTCTTTCATGGCGAAAACGCCGGCCAGAATCTTGATGATGGTGGCCTGATCGACTTCTTCCCAGTATTCGCCAATCTGAGCGGCGACATCGGCGAGAAAATCCTCGCCGCCGGTGATGTCGTAGGAGAAGTCGCGCTCAGTCCATGCCTGTGCGCGGCCCACGACAACGCGGGAGTGGGAGAAAGTCTTGGTGTTGGTGGCGGTGATGTTGGTGGAACCATCGTAGTTCAGAGGGGCGGTGCCGCTGATGATGCCACGCAGGGGGATGGTGACATAGTTGCCACCGACCTGATCGCTCATAGACTGCGCGATGTCCTGACGCTTTTTGATGGCGCGGGACTTAATCAGCTCGTTGCGGTTCAGGTTGGGAACGCGGTCAACATACTGCTTGAACACGTTACCATTGAAGTTTTTGGAATCAAAGATTGCCATGTGGTTATGCCTCCTGTTGAATTTTTAGGGATTCGTCGGGTGTAGCTCGATTAGTTAAAATCGGGCACGAAGTTGGGATCGGCATTTGCTGCCGCCATCTGCTCGGACAAGCTCATTTTATGCGGGTTTCCATCGGGCTTTGCGGGAACCGTGATAGACGGGCCTTTCTTAGCCGGGGCCGGTTCATCAACGACAAAACTGCCGGGGTCGTCGGTTTTGTACTGGGTCAGAAACTCGTCGTAGCCCTGCATCTTGCCGTTCTCGTCCTGCTTAAACTGCTTGGCGATGGCATCCGCGATAAACTGCTTTTTCGCGGCATTGGAGCTGAACTTGACCTCGCCCGCCTTTTCGCGGATGGCAAATTCATACGCCTGTGCGGCGATTTTCCGCTCCCACTCCTTGCCGTCATTCTCGCGCTGCTGACGCAGTGCCGCGAGATCGGACTGAACGGATGCCAGCTTGTCAGCATCGGTCTGTGCGGCGGTCAACTTGGTCTGCAATTCGGCCATGTCGGTGTCACGCTGCTTGACCTGCCCCTGCAGGTCGGAAATCTGACCCTGCAAGCCTTTGACCTTGGAATCCATCTTATCGCGGCTGACGTAGGAACCGTCCGCGATATTGGCGAGTTTCAGGCCCGCCGCGCTGATCTTTTCGGTCAACTGGTCGTAGGTCAGTGCCTCGCCCTCGGAAAACAGATTTTTGAGCAATTCCATAAGATTGTCCTTTCGCCGCGATTGATTTAGCTTATAATCGCGCGGCCACTCCGCGCACGTCGCGCCATCGCATTTATTTCCCTGCAATGCCGGGTATTTATTTATCAGCCAAAACGGCGTGATAACACAGAAAAAGCGCCATTTCAGGCGCTTACCTTTATGGCCCTAAAGCCATCCACTGCCATGCGGTCACGGCGCTGTGACAGCCCGGATTGCTTGGCAATGAGATTATAGCGGGTACTTAGAGCGTTGATGTGCTGCTGTGCCTCACGGCGCAGGTCATCGTCACCAGCGGCCCGCGCCGCAATAGCGACATCTTTCCATCGACGGGTATCGGTTTCGATTTTTCGCATCATCTGCGAACACTGATAGAGGGTCAGACCCTCTTTGTTGCCGATAGTCACGCCTGCATGGTTTGACATTATCCATGCCGCCAGTTGGTGGTCGGAATATTTGCGCACCGAGTATTCGGTGCTGAACGGCGCGGCAAAGTGCCCGCAGTTCCACTCGCCGATAGGACGCCTGAATCCTGCAAAGTGATGACCGTCCACGTCCACGCAGGCCATGCCTGCTTGCATCTTGGCGTATTCGGCCAGCAGGAAAATGTGACCTTGCACCGGCTCATGGTCGGGGGCGCTGTTGAGATGCGCGGACAGCTCCACGGCATCATAGCCCAGCGTCTTGCCGATTTCATCGGCGCTGTGCTGGGCGATTTGGCAAGCCCCGTCAATGATGTTCTGACGGGCGGCGGTATCAAGGCGGCGGTGATAGCCGCTTGCGTATTGCACCTGCATCCCTGCCCAGCCTATATCTTTGATGGTCTGCCGCATAGCCGATTTGTAGTCGGTCATGCCGGTGGACACGCTCAAAATGGCCTTATCTATGGCCTGTTGATATGGCACGGATATGGCCGTAGTGTTGGACAGGTTTTGCAGCGCCCCGGAGGTCTGCGCGGCGATGTTGCGCGTGTACTGTACAAGCCGTTGATTCTCCTCACGGGGCAGCGGATGCGCCGCCAGCGCAGCTTTGAACCGTGGGTCGGTGAAGTTATCCTGCAAGGCGGCGTTGTACACAACAGCCATCTGCTGTTGTGTCAGCCGGGTTGCGGCTTGGAGCTTGCCGGAAATATCGGCGATGTCTGCACCCATTTCCAGCATGATCGTGTAACGGTGTATGCTGGTGGGGTTCATCTCACCGATTTTCTTTATCTGTGCCGCTATTTTCTGGATGAAATACAGATTGACTTCATCCAGATTCGCAATCATTTTGCGAACGGCGGCATCAAGCTCTTTCTGGGTCAGCACGGGTCATCACTCCTCGCCGGGGCCACTCCCGAACGGTGTAGCCGGGTTGCCCCCGCCCTGATCGGCATTGTCGTTGTCGCCCTCGTCCGTGGGAACGGTGGCATCGCTCTGGTCGGGGTTGGGCTGCTGGATAGCCATAGCGGCCTGCATTTCGCTGACTTTTTCCTGCTGGACTTCCTGCAAGGCCTTTTCGGCCTGTGCGCGGGTTTCGCCAAAGAACCACATACGCATCTCAATTTTGCTCATCATGCCGTTATTGAGCATGAGGAGCCGCTGCTGCAACTGGGTTTCGGTATCGGCGATAACGGAATCATCCCAATCGAACGACACCTCATATTCGCCAGCCGGGGCGAGATTGTACAGGTCGGCGTACTTATCCATCGCCCGCACGACCTCGCGCAGCGCACGCTCAAGGGCCTGCTGGTTGTCGGCAATGGTGGTATAGGTACGATTGCGCAGGATAGTCAGCTCAGTGGCCGTGCGGGCCTCTGTGTTGGCATCGGAGAGGGTGCCACGGGCGAGGCCGGACTGATCTTCAATCTTCATCAGGATTTGGTTCAGACCGGCCACAAGGGAGCTATCGCGCAGGGTCGGGGCGAAAACATGATATGTTTCATCAGTGCCCAGATCGACCGCTCGGAACAGGCGCTCGTTCAGCTTAGGAGTCTCCATAGCCTTTGCGCCGTTACGCATAACGCCATCAATGGGCCGCAGCGCCATCGGGTCAACGTCAACGGCCATTTCGCCGCCCTCGAACTCCCACAGCAAACGGCTGTACTGTGTGTCAGCCTCCTTGATGGTGTCCATGCTCTTAGCAAACACGGCCACGCCCATAGGGGAGATCGGGTCAACGGTATTTGCCGAGGCCACGCGGAACCAGCCAAAAAGCTGTCCATCCACATTGTTGACATAGACCACGGGCTTGAGGTCTTTCCACTGCGGCACTTCCGTCAGGGCGATTTCCTTGCCGAGAGCATCGCGCGAACTGGACTTAAAAGCCCGCTGCGTGATTTTGATCTTATCACCCTCGACGGTGTGTCGCTCAAGGCGGGAATAGTAGGTTTTGCCCTCCGAGAACACATCACGGAAAACGACATCGGACAGGTCGCCATCATCGCCGAAAGCGATGGGGTACAAATCCCAATCGGGGGTATAGTCGAAATAGATATGCCCGTCACGGACATACGGCTTTATCGTCATGCCACCCGCCGCGCATCCGATCTCGGTTTTGCTCCGTAATTGTGTAGCCAGTTTTTCAAACTCTTTGCTCAGAAATTCCGAGCGCGGGTTGGTGATGTCCTCGCCGGTGCCGTCATCCTTGCCCGCCGTGATGCTCCACTTAAATTCAAGCGTGACCTGCCGGGAAATCTCGGACGCGATGAACGCAGGAATGTTGAGGGTTTTGACTTGCTCGTTTTTGTAGGTGGGCTTGTCCAGATACGCCCGGTGCCATGCTTCGAGAGCAATCTGCATCTCCTGCGACAGCGGCGTGTCGATGTTCTCCACCTGCTGGATATTCTGATACGGAATCACTCTGCCTAACACCTGCCTTATCATGGTATAGATACTTGAAAAAATAGACATGGGCTGTACCTCACAGGCCGCGCCGTTTCCAGACTGGATTGAGCGCGTACCGCACACTGTCAATGCTGTGGTTGTCCTTATCGGGGTATTGCCCGGTCAGTTCATCGTCTTTGGTGCGCTCGTATTCGTATTCGGCGAACTCTCGCGCCGTTTCCGGGCATCGGTTGGGGTCAACGACGATTTTTACCAGCGATTGCAGCCATTTCATGCTGTACCGCACGGAATCCGGCCCCTTTTCAGTGGGACGGATGGACGCGCCGTAGGCTTTCAAGTCCGCAATGGATTTCGGCTCGGCGCTATCTGCAATAATGAGGTCTTGCGATGTTACGTTCTTTTCTTTCTGCAAACGCTGCCAGAAAACCTCATTCGGGGTTTTGTTGCAGCGCAGTTCATCGAAAATATAGAGCGTCATCTTCGAGGGGCGATAGCACATCTTGCTCCAATGGTTGGGGTCGGGATACCAGCCCCAGTCGATGCCCTCGTAGATATAATCAAACGACGCAATTTCGGCATCAGTGATTTCTCGCAATTCAAGGTTGCTGAACACCTCGCCGCCCGTGCCCGTGGGGATGCCCAGATACTCATGTTCATAGGCGCGGGGGTTGGTTTGCCGCAACAGCTCCGCATCATCAAAGAACATCTGGCCGAGCCATTCAGGCGGCACGGTCAGATAGGTGCTGGAATGAACCAGCCG